CAGACGGGTACACCTATGATTAACTCAGGTCAGCCCGCCCCCCCGTCCCCTTAAGACTATCCAAAAGGAGAACACAAGGACTATGGGTGACTGGGATACCTGAGATAGTCACAAGGAATCTTGACAGGACAGGTGTGTGTGTGCTTACGGATACCTATAGACTACATCTGTAAAAACATTTGACAACCAATCCGGGATGTGCTACTCGCGCGTGCGTACGTGTAATAAAGGAAGGGACAAGGTCATTACTTGTATGCATATAGTTAATTGAGGTCATACATATTAATCATTGTACAATGGCAAAGACCTCTATATAATGGACGGCATACACAGACAAACACAGCCCAACGGAGGGCGGACAATATGAATAAGACAGACATTTTCAACCAATTGAAGCAAGCTGAATACAAGCTAGATATTGAAGCAACACAAGCGTTAATCTGGGCGGAGCAGTCATACTACGTAGACGGGAACAAAGACTGGACAGACAGAGCAGAGCGCAAACAAAGCGAAGCAATGGGAATGTTCAAGGCATTGAAGGAACTATTGCCAGATACATCAAGGTTAAAACTAAGTGAAGAGACAGTTGAACTAATGTGGAAGCACGTAGGACTTAAACAGGAACTCAGAGAAATCAAAGAGAACTCACAGAAAGAGGTGGCATAATGAGACAGATAGAGAAAGACATAGTAGGAGCATTCATTCGCGGAGAAGATGCGCGTAAAGACAACACAGTAAGCGAGGGAGGTACGTTGTATTTACACGGCAACGCCATTGCCAAACACTTTGACGGGATAATTTTGGTATCAAACGCAGGTTGGGAAACACGTACCACACAGAGCAGACTTAACGCTGTGCTCCAACTGGCAGGTAAAGAGGCGCGAGTTTATACTAAAGACTGGTCAATGCATATTGAACGCAATGGCAACAAGGAGGCAATGACGAGCAGTTGGTACGCTGTAAAATAATTAGTTGCAATCTGGTTGGGTATTCTGTAGAGTACCCTTCTAAATTGAAATTAAACAGCCCACGGAGGCATTGAGCATGAGAAAATTTGACAAAGATAGCAACACGCGTACCAAGATATTTGGCAAGCGGGACTTTCAGCGAGTGCTTAAGGAGTTGAAGCAACAAGGCGCGACTGTAGAGAAAAACGAGGTCGGAGGTTATGACGTTTTGTTTGGTGAAGATATGATTTTGCAAGCGATGAATGGCACAAATACCTACTTGGTGCGGATTGATACTGACGAATTGACGGAGGCGAAGCGATGAACAACGAGAAACTAGCGGAAGAATTACGAGGAAAAGAAATTGAGGACTGTTTGTGGACTGCCTCTTGTAAACTGGAAGTATTGAAAAAGGAGACAAGCAACGAGGAAGCCGCGGAAGATTTGTGGAAGTTTGAACAACGTCTCGACAGACTGCGCGAGGAAATCAGCGAGCTATCATTTTGGCTAGTAGAACAGGAAGGCGAACAATGAAAGTATTTAATCTGGCAGAACAACTAGCAGACTTGTATCTGGAATGGTTTAACAACTATTTGACTGTAGCAAAGTTTGCAGAGCATTATCAAGTGACGGAAAAAAACGCAGTCAATCTGTTAAACTATGGCAGACGATACCATGAGGAACGAGTAGAGAGGTTAAAAAAATGATGTATACAGTATGGGTGGGAGGCGTAGAGGTCGCAGATTACTTCGTAAGGCGTGAAGATGCCGAAGATATAGCGGAGGTGTGGCGTAACATTGGTCACACTGACGTAGCCATTGAGGAGGTTTCCGTTGATTTCTCTTGGACGTAAACTCTGGCGGCTGTGGGCGCTGTCTCTTGGTGAGAAACTAGGAGACAGCAACAAAGAGGCGGATATAGTTGCACTGATGCGTTCCGCTGTGGTAGTATTAAACTTGGTGACGTGCCTATTTATTATTGCGGGCGTAGTCCATAACTGGTAAAGAGGTGACAGAATGAGTAAAGACGCGATACAACAAGCACAGCTTGAAGATTTAGCAGAGAACACGTACAATATGCAACAGTATTTCCAAGAGTTTACAGACTTGGAGCGCGGTGAATATGATGGGGTCAATGGCTTTAACTGTGACCCAGACGGCAACGAATCGTACCAAGAGGGATACAGGACAGGCTACGAGTACGCACAAAAGATAGGAGCAGAACAAGATGACAGGTAGAGACTATTGCAGGGTCGATGATGACCCTAGTTACGACTACAGCGATTATGACGAAGGTAAGGGATACTACAAGCCCTATGATAACAATGATGATTACCATGATGATGACTTAACAGCGAGAGAACTAGACAATGATTAATACTAAAATATTTGACAGACTATTGACAATTGAATTGCGGAATGGCGTAGGACTAGACTTAGAGTTCGTTGACTCCAAAGCAGTATGGGTGTATAATCACCTGACAGAGGAACACAGCACAATGCCCTTTGAGGGCGTAGTAATCCTGCTACCGTTCCTATCAATAACCTATGGCAGACCCTACACGGAGGCTGACGAATGAGCAGATGCAAAGCCTGTGACGTTATACTGACTGAGACAGAGCTACGAAAAAAAGACAGAGTGACCGATGAGTTTCTTGACCTATGTTCTGAGTGCCATACGGCATCAGAGGAAGCGATTGAAGAGAACTGGTCAACAGCAGAAGAACGTGATATAATTAGGAGTAACAATTAATGAGCATACAATTAGAATTGAAAATAAACCAAGAGTCTTGCTTAAACGCGTGGGCTAAACAAAGAGCTAACGCTGACGTAGCTTGCGGTTATTGGGATAACTGGGATTCGGCATACGAGTCTGCGTGGGATTGCATAGAGGAAGAACTAGCACAACAGTAGGAGGATTAATAAAATTAGTTGCAACCAACAGTAATACATGATATAATATTTATGTAATCTAAAGGATACTTAGTTATATATATTAAAATATATCCTAAAGTATCCTTAAGATACTAAAGTAATCTTTAATTAACTATAAAAGGCAAATTACAATGGCAGTATTAGAAGGCAACGTAGCGTTCGCAAACCTTGACGAACACGAAGAATATCAGGGTCAATCAACAGGCAAATATTCACTGGTTTTATCATTAGAACCAGAAGATGCAGATAAACTTGCTGATAAGGGTGTCAAGCTACGAGAGTACGAAGGCACAGCACAGCGTAAGTTCAGCACCAAGTACGAAGTACCGATGTTTGATGCAGATGGCAAAGACTTTGTAGGTCGATTGACCAGAGGCTCGAAGGTGCGAGTCAAGTACGCAGAGGGTAAACCGCACCCTGTACATGGTACGTCAACGTATCTATCAGCTATCAAGGTGATTGAACTCGCAGAGGCTACCGAAGGAGGTGGTGACTTCTAATGACTGACTCGCATTTTGTTAAACATGAGCCATGCCCATCGTGTGGCTCTAAGAACAATCTCGCGAGGTACTCCGATGGTCATGCCGTCTGCTTTACAGGCGGTTGTGACCACTACGAGAGGGCAACAGGCGAGGTTATAGAGAGTAAACCAAAAGCGAACAGGACATTAGAAATGGCAGGAGTAGTAGCATCAATACCCGATAGACGTATATCAGAGGCAACGTGCAAAAAGTTTGGCGTTACGGTTGAGTACGATACAGAGGGACAGATAAGCAAGCACCACTACCCATACTTTGACAAGGACACAGGCGCGCAGACAGGGAACAAGTCACGCATAGTAAGCAACAAGGCATTCTACGCAAGCGGCACGTTTGACAACGTAGGTCTGTTTGGTCAGCAAGCGTTCAAAGGTGGTGGTAAATACATAACGATTGTAGAAGGAGAAGCAGACGCTCTAGCAGTGTCAGAGATGTTTGATGGTAAATGGGCTGTAGTGTCAATACGCTCAGGTGCATCAGGCGCAGTGAAGGACATTAAGCAGAACTTGGAATGGCTTGAATCCTTTGATAACGTGGTCATCTGTTTCGACAGTGACAAAGCAGGTCAGGAAGCATCACGCGCGGTGTTGGATTTGTTTACACCGAACAAGGCGAAGAACGTACAGCTATCTGCAAAGGACGCAGGGGATATGCTCAAGGAGCGTAACGTACAGGGATTCATCAGGGAATGGTGGAACGCTAAGACCTATCAACCAGACGGTATCATTGCAGGACTAGATACTTGGGATTCAATCGTAGCACAGGAGGACGTTAAGTCCATTCCGTATCCGTGGTCATGCTTGAATGATATGACCTTCGGTTTCAGGGAGAAGGAACTTGTAACAATCACCAGTGGTTCTGGTATGGGTAAGTCACAGATTGTCAGAGAGTTGGAACACTACTTACTAGGTGCGACTGACGACAACATCGGCATACTCGCGTTGGAAGAGGACATCCCAAAGACTGCTCTAGGGATTATGAGCATCGAGGCAAACCAGACTCTACATCTGAGCCGCGACTTTAGCAGGGAAGATAAGAAGGTATTTTGGGACAAGACATTAGGCACAGGACGTATCTATATGTTTGACCACTGGGGTTCTACCAACGAAGACAACTTACTAAGTCGCATTAGGTATATGGCGAAAGGTCTTGATTGTAAATGGATTATTCTTGACCACTTGAGCATCGTTGTGTCAGACCAAGAGAATGGTGACGAACGTAAAGCCATCGACAGTATCATGACTAAGCTACGACAGTTAGTGCAGGAGACAGGTGTTGGATTGTTCTTGGTATCTCACCTACGCAGACCATCGGGTAAAGCACACGAAGATGGTGGACAGATTAGCTTGGCTGAACTACGTGGCTCTGCCGCAATTGCACAGCTGTCTGATATGGTGATTGGTTTGGAACGTGACCAACAGAACAAAGACGCACAGATACGTAACACAACTACAGTACGTGTACTTAAGAATAGATACGCAGGATTAACAGGCGCGGCTTGTTACCTGTACTATGACAAAGATACTGGTCGTATGATTGAAACATCATGCCCTGTATCGGACGATAATCAGGAGTTCTAGTGAAGAAGATTGTTTTTGATATAGAAGCTAACGGACTAAAGCCTACAAAGGTTTGGGTAATCGTTGCTTGCGACCTATCGAATCAAGAGACAGTTACGTTCTCAGGTGATACGTTGCAGGACTTCAATGCTTATATCAAAGATGCTGAGGTCATTGGTCACAACATCATTGGCTATGACGTACCAGTTCTTGAACGCTTGTTAGGTACAGACTTTAGTAGTTGTAAAATTACAGATACATTGGTATTGTCAAGACTTACTGACCCATCACGGGAAGGTGGTCACAGTTTAGATAACTGGGGACAGCGGTTGGGTTTCCCTAAAGGAGAACACAGTGATTGGACTACGTATTCGCAAGACATGGTGGAGTATTGTAAGCAAGACGTGTTGGTTAATGTCAAAGTGTACCACGCGCTACAGGGCGTACTGGCTAATTTTAGAAGCGAAAGCATTGACCTTGAACACAACGTACAGAATATTATTACTCGCCAAACAGAAACAGGATGGTTGTTAGATGAAGAACACGCATTCCTATTATTAGCGAAATTAAAGGAGAAGAAATATGAACTTGAAGACATGGTACATGAGAAATTCATACCGCTACCTACATATGTTAAACAAGTCACCCCGAAGTATAAGAAAAGTGGCGAAGCGTCTGTGGTCGGTCTTAAATTTGCAGGAGAGCAGTGGCGGGATTATGTACAGACGTTCTCGCGCATAGACTACCCAGAGTTCAACTTAGGTTCACGTCAACAGATAGCTAGATACTTGCAGTACTTTGGTTGGAAACCAGAGAAGTTTACAGAGAAGGGTCAAGCTATTGTCGATGAGTCTGTACTATCTAAAGTAACTGGTATACCTGAAGCCAATATGATTGCTGAGTACCTAATGGTTCAGAAGCGTATTGCACAGATACAGTCATGGTTAGATGCTGTTGCAGATGACGGACGTGTACATGGATATGTAAATGCTAACGGAGCAGTGACTGGTCGCATGACACACTCGTCACCTAACCTAGCGCAAGTTCCTAGTTCAAGCGCACCCTATGGCACAGAGTGTCGTGCTTGTTGGACATCGCCCAAAGGCTACAAGATTGTAGGTATGGATGCCTCGGGACTTGAGTTGCGTATGTTGGCTCACTACATGAAGGATAAGGACTATACTAATGAAATACTCACTGGAGACATTCATACAGCAAACCAGCTTGCTAGTGGTGTTGACACACGAAGTCAAGCAAAGACTTTCATCTATGCGTTCCTCTATGGAGCAGGGGATGCAAAAATCGGAAGTATCGTTGGAGGAACTGCTAGAGATGGTAAGCGACTTAAGGAGAAGTTCCTCACAAACACGCCATCTCTTAGAGACCTACGAGAAAGAGTTAGCGTGGCATCTCGAAGAGGTTATGTTCTTGGACTGGACGGGCGAAGAGTCGCAGTACGCTCAGAACACTCAGCACTAAACACGTTGCTACAATCGGCAGGTGCTATCGTTATGAAGAAGGCACTGTGTTTGTTGGACGAGTACGCTACACTGTGGAACTTAGACTACAAGTTTGTCGGTAACATCCACGATGAGATACAGACGGAGGTTAAAGAGAGTGAGGTAGATACGTTTGGTAGGCTTGCTGTTTCCTGTATGGAAGCGGCAGGTCAACACTTTAACCTTAACTGCCCACTTGCGGGCGAATATCAGATAGGAGATAACTGGAGTGAAACCCACTAAAGCGGACAGGAAGAAGTTTGACCTCGACTTGCAGTACGGAGAAGTCAGGGAGGACAGGGTGGCTGAGATGCTACAGGATAAAAAGATTGAGGTTAAATCAGAGAAGGACTTATGGCAGAAGACAGGTAACATCTGCATTGAGTATGAGTCTTGGGGCAAGCCGTCAGGCATTGAGGCTACCGAGTCAGACTACTGGTTTCATAACCTCTGCATAGGTGACGATGAGTACTGTACATTAGTATTTAAAACACCAGTGTTAAAGAAGATTGTTAACAAGCTAGACACATTTAGAAGCGTATCAGGAGGAGACCATAACGCAAGCAGGATGCACTTGGTTAACCTTAAAAAGTTATTCTCAAGCGATGTCATTAAGGCATTCAAGGACATAGAAGATGAGTAAAACAATACATACATTAGTAGATGATATATACCGACTGATGGAGACAAAAGAGGCAGAAAAATCTGTAGATGTAGAAGCAGAGATTGAGAAGTTTGGTGAGAACATGAAGACTCTAATGCGTACCGAGTTCGGACGTAAGCGCATCAGAGACAACCGAACACTACGCCTGTCAAACATCGGTCGTGACGATAGGGTCTTATGGAATGTTGTTAATGGTACTGAGAAGGAAGCTATACAACCCGCAACCTACATTAAGTTTATGTATGGTCACTTGATTGAAGAGATGTTGTTGTTCCTTACACGCATGGCAGGGCACTCGGTAACTGACGAGCAGAAGGTATGCGAAGTGGAAGGTATCAAGGGACACATGGACTGTAAGATTGATGGTATTGTTATTGATGTTAAGTCTGCCAGTTCCTTCGGGTTCAAGAAGTTTAAGGATGGTACATTGGCTATGGACGATGCCTTTGGTTACGTTGACCAGATTAAAGCATACGCCCATGCCTGTGGTGAGACTGAGTTCGGTTGGTTGGCTATGGACAAAGCCAATGGACACCTCGCGGTACTTAAGTATGACCTAGAGGATACTCAAGCACCAATCTATAAGTACATTAAGGGGGACATTAAAGAGCGCATACGCCACGTAAAAAAGCTAGTAGGCTTGCCAGAGCCAGAAACCTTCTGTACCGACTCTGTACCAGACGGAAAATCTGGGAATATAAAATTGGGTATAAAATGCTCGTACTGTCAATACAAAAAGCACTGCTACCCAGAGGTAAGAAAGTTTGCCTACTCATATGGTCCAAAGTTCTTGATAAATGTAGAGTACGAACCCAACGTACAGGAGGTCGAAATTGAGCAAGAAAAGCGGTAAGTTCAGGTCGGCACTGGAGAAAGAGTTTTCTAAAGAGGTCAAGAGTAAAGGGTTCAAGTACGAACCCTATGGAGTCCCTTACACAGTATACAGGACTTATATGCCAGACTTTGTACACGAAGAAAAAAAAGTCATGGTGGAGGTAAAAGGTTTCTTTCGTGTAGGAGATACCTTGAAATATAAGTCAATTCGTGATACAATATTAGAAGATGGTTACGAATTAATATTCTTACTGTCCAATGAACACAAGAAGGTACGTAAGGGCGGTAAGATTACAATGGGTCAGTGGTGTGAGAAGGAAGGCATGAAACACTACACACTACATACCGCACAGGAACTTGTCAAATATGTTGAAGGAAAAGAATAATGTCACATACATTGGAGGAACTCAAGGAAGCAGTAGCAAGGGACTATGATGTGGTACTGGTTGTTGAAGCATTAGATATCTCAGTTGAGGACTTGCTAGAGGCTTTCGAGGATAGATTAATTAGGAACAGAGACTTATTTACGGAGGATGATTATGAGCATTGATGATGCAACCCCTGCTGATTGGGACAGGCTGAGAGACAAACACCCTGCCCTAGTTAAGAAGTATGAAGACTATCTGGTAAACAACCCAGATGAACAGACAGAAGATATGGTTAACCACCCCAAGCACTACGCTTATGGTAGTATAGAATGTATCGAAGCTATTGAAGAGTCGATGACAACAGAGGCATTCAAAGGTTATCTCAAGGGCAACACCATGAAGTACCTATGGCGATATGAACGCAAAGGTAAACACGTAGAAGACTTGGAAAAAGCCCAGTGGTATTTAGATAGGCTGACCAGTGTAGTGACTAAGGAGGTCAGGTAATGAAAGGACAGACACACGGAGGCAAAGGGTCAGGACAGCGACCCACCGACTCCACTAAATACGCAGATAACTTTGATGCTATCTTTGGCAAACTTAATGTCAATGACCACTCAGATGAAGATATAGAAAAAGACAAACTAAAAGATAAGGAAGTTAAAAAATGAATCAGTACCAACAGTTTATACACAAGTCCCGCTACGCACGTTGGCTACCTGTCGAAGGTAGACGTGAGACATGGGCAGAGACAGTACAGCGTTACGTAGACTTCTGGGATGGTCGTGGTCAGATAAGCAAAGCCGAAGGCAAGAAGTTATACAATGCTATATACAACCTAGAAGTAATGCCCAGTATGCGCTGTATGATGACAGCGGGTGAGGCGTTAGATAAGGACAATGTAGCAGGGTTTAACTGTAGCTACCTACACATTGACTCACCGCGTAGCTTTGATGAGCTTATGTACGTACTTATGTGTGGTACAGGCGTAGGGTTCAGTGTTGAACGTAACTTCATTACCAAGCTACCAGTCATCGCTGAGTCATTCCATGAGACTGACAGTACGATTGTAGTGGCTGACAGCAAGATTGGTTGGGCTAGTGCATTTCGTGAGTTAATCGCTATGCTGTACGCAGGTAAGATACCTAAGTGGGACATGAGTAAGGTACGCCCATCGGGTGCTAGGCTCAAGACCTTTGGTGGTCGTGCTAGTGGCGCAGAGCCTCTTGAGGATTTGTTTAACTTCTGCGTAGGTATCTTCCAGAAGGCATCAGGACGTAAGCTAACGAGCATTGAGTGCCATGATGTTGTATGTAAGATTGCAGACATTGTAGTTGTCGGCGGTGTACGTAGGTCAGCATTGATTAGTTTGTCAAACCTATCAGACCCACGTATGGCTAAGGCTAAGTCTGGTCAGTGGTGGATGGATGAAGGGCAACGTAGACTGGCTAACAACAGCGTAGCGTACACAGAAAAGCCAGACTTTGAGTCATTCCTTACTGAGATGCACACCATGTACGATAGTAAGGCAGGAGAGCGTGGTATCTTTAGTCGTGTGGCGGCACAGAAGATAGCCGCTAAGAACGGACGGAGAGACCCTGAGCAGGACTTTGGCACTAACCCTTGCTCTGAGATTATCCTACGCAGTAATCAGTTCTGTAACCTATCTGAGGTCGTTATACGTGCAGACGATGACCTTGTTAGTCTTAAAAAGAAAGTTGAAGTAGCTTCCATCATCGGAACTCTACAGGCTACCTTGACTGACTTCCGCTACCTACGCAATGTATGGAAGAGAAACACAGAAGAAGAAGCACTATTGGGTGTAAGTTTAACTGGGATATGTGACCATTACTTGTTGGGTAAAGATTCGCCTGACCTAGATAAGTGGTTGACGGAGATGAAAGATGTTGCAATCAAAACTAATAAAGAGTGGGCTGACAAACTTGGCATTGCTCAGTCTGCGGCTATTACTTGTGTTAAGCCAAGCGGTACTGTGTCTCAGCTTGTTGATTCTGCTAGTGGCATACATCCCCGTTTTTCTAAGCATTATATCCGTAGAGTTCGTTCAGACAAGAAAGACCCGCTTGCTCAGTACATGACAGCCGCAGGTTTCCCTGTAGAAGATGACGTAATGAGTAAGTCTTCACTGGTCTTTGGCTTCCCTATCAAGTCACCCGACAACAGTACTACAGTAAAGCAAGTCGGTGCAATGGAACAGCTAAGAGTCTGGAAGAAGTACCAAGATTACTGGTGTGAACATAAGCCAAGTATCACTGTTTATTATACAGATAGTGAGTTCCTGCAAATAGCACAGTGGATATGGGATAACTTTGATAGTGTCAGTGGTATTAGTTTGTTGCCTGTTAGTGACCATGTTTATCAGCAAGCCCCTTATGAGGACATAACCGCTGAGAAGTATGAGGAGTTACTAGCGGCTATGCCAGTGGATATTAAATGGGAAGACTTAGAACACTTCGAGAAGGAAGATAATACTACAGGTTCGCAAGAACTGGCGTGTGTCGGAGGCGCGTGTGAAATAGCATAGGTAAAACTAAGGGGGCGCAATGCCCCCTTTTGTTATTCATCGTCTGATAATGCTGTTGCTAAACCTGCTGTCAGCATACCTCCCGTTCCTACTGTCATGCCTAAATTCTTAAGTGCTTTTGCTTTATCTTCTTTAGATACGATGACGTTCGATTCCAAGATTGCTCTACGTACAAACTGTCTTTCTGTCTCTCCCTTCTTACGAGACACGCCTGTCATTTGCTCTACATTAGACACAGCATCTCTGGTTTTCTGTTTAGAACCTTTAGCCGCAGTTGTGTCGGCTAATCCTGCTCTCTTACCAAACTTACCTGCCGCGTAATCTAAAGATACTATAGGCTGTACTGTTATCATGTTCTCGCCCTGAATAGGGTTAAGACCGCCTATGTCGTGTTTGTCGGAAATACCTACATACGCTCTCTGTGTTTTAGGGTCAACAGATATGAATGCGTTAGCACCTCCCAGTTCTTTTTGAGATGATTTAAAGAATTGTTGTAGCGTTAAGAAGTCACCATCTTTGACATCTCCAATCATGTCTAAAGAATCGTTACTTAGTAGATTACCTGCATCGTCTCTAACAGCCGCAAGTCTTTGACCTGTGTTTTTATTTACAGGCATTTTATTAAAAGACTCTAACGCTCGTTTTTCTTTCTTACCTAAAGTACCGCCTCTGGCTACTTTGTTTCTTGCTCTTGCTAGAGAAGCTACGGCACTTGTTACATTCTCAAAACCATTCTTTTTAAAATACTTGTTAAACGCTATTGGGTCTAAAGCACCAGATATTTGTAAAAACTCTACAGTTTGTTTTGGTGTCAAAGCCTCTTGACCCAGTTCTGCTAAGTATGCTTTCCTAGCGTTGCCTTGTAGTGCTTTAACAGCCGTAGGTGCTACAGACTTCTGCCCTGCCGCCTCAGCTTGTCCTGCACCGCCGCCTGCTCTTGGGTTTTTAACATTTACCAACCCTTTGCCGTCTACTTGCGCCTGAGCGTGTCTAGCGAACCTTAGAGCCGTTTTCTCAGGTACTTGATGTTTAGTCTTGCCATGTACAAACTGAGTAGAAACTGCGCCAGAAAGGCTTTTAGTGTCAGACACATCCATGTTTGTAGCTAAATATGTTTTAGAGGTTAGAGGAGATAACAGCGTAGGTGACTTTCCTTTAGATATTTGACTAGCCATTAACTCAGCAGTCTCGCTTGCTCCTTCAGCACCTGCGGCAATTTCTCTAGCCTTTACAGCAGGAAAACCTGTTGTTCTTTCAAAAGCTATGTCTTTGGGGTTCATCTTACTTTTAAGAGTAGCACCTAAAGCACTCAAACCCTCACCCGCTGTAGACACACCTGTCATCATTGGCGTGTAGTAAGGCAAGCCCGCGCCTTTAGTCTTACCACTGCTGTGGGGTATTTCTTTAGGTTTTATGCCCATTTTGCTTTGAACAGCAGGCATCTTATCTAAAGCATCACCGATGAACCCACCGCGTACATTGGTAGGCATATTCATAGCTACATCGTTTATAAACTTATTTACACCTGTAGCTTGACCTAGTTTAGATAAACCTTTCGTTATAGGACGTATAGCCGCCCCTGCAAAAGGAATAGCCCCTGCCGCAGACAACATACCCATGCCAGTCCTGCCCTGCTCAAAGTAGTCTTTAGCCTCTTTAGCCGCTATAATTTCACCACTGACAGGAAGAAAACTGGCTACGTTATATGCGGCATCTAGTTGTTTCTGTCGTTCTTCTTCGGGGGTCAATTGTACTCTCGGACCACCTCTAGTTCTTTCCCTAGCAAGTCTGTCATAAGGGCTTTTAGTATCTAAAGCATCACTCATCTTCGTCTGCTCCTTCAGGTGCTGTAGGTAGTTTCATTGCCTCCACAAGAACAACACGGTCAGCCTGTATAGCCTTACGCATCTCTTTGCTTAGTTTACTACTTAACACTTTATCAGTTTCTCTTAATAAAGCCGAAAGAACCTTTCTGTTTGAAGGGCTAATAGACCCTCTATATATCATATATCCTACTGTCCCTGCTGTTGTTCCTATTGTTAAAGAAGGAAGCAAACCCGCGAATCCTGCACCACCAAGAATAGACGCACCTAAACCAACAGTAGCTACTTTACCTAACAAAGTTTTAGGAGGTGTAGTCCCTGTTGCTATGTAAAAGTTATCAACTAAACGACCTATCTTTGTGTCAGCCTCTTGTGCGGCTTTAGGTAGTATTCTGTCATTAGCACGTAGTAACAAGTGTTGTTTACGTAGTTTATCTAACACAGCAGTCTCAGGTACAGAATCGGCTACTTTTTCGTTTAGGAAGTCACGTACAGCGCGTTGTGCTACTGTATATGCGTTCTCGTTGCCATCAAAGCTACCTTTGCCTTGTTGTTTAGCCCACTTGTCTAAGTCTCTACGTACTTGCATAAGCTGTGCAGGAGAACCGTCAGACTTGGCTAATAGTTGTTGTGCTTTGTTGAATATCTTTTTAGCTACTGCCGAGGCATCACCAACAAGCACGGGGTTAGTTTCCTGTAGGTCGTCTACAATCCCTTCTAACTCAGTATTTAATTCTTTCTTATTTAACTTGACTTTAGATTTACCTAGCTGTTTGACCAAAGAGTTGTGGACTTTGTTTATCTCGGTGTCCAGTATAACTCTGTTACCTACCAAACTATTATCAGCACTGACAGGTACACGTTTTAATACGTTTACCATTTCTTTTTCTTCATCAGTAGGGTTGTAAACATTACGACCTTTAGCGTTTTGAGTCATGCGTTTAGCACGGGCTTCGTCATTAGCTTTAGTAGATACAGGCGTAATTAAACTCTGTAAGTAATCTTTACGCTGTCCAGTCTCTAACTCTCTAGCTCTGTCAAGCTGTTTGTCAGCCTGTGTGCGGAACATAGTTTTATCTGGAATAGGCTTACGCTTAAACGGAGGAGCAAATATTTCAGCTACGTTGACAATACTTTCTACACCCATAGCATCATTAGGGTTTTCTGACTTCCACTGTAGATAGGACTGGTAGCCTTCGCCAATTGCTTCTAGCGCATTCTGGACAGTAGGTATTTCACCTAGCTTTTTAACTGTGTCAGTAACACCGTCAACAACTTTCTTTTCTACACTGTCAGGTATAAACTTGCTAACCTCTCTAGCCGAAAGGCTTATACCTGTCCCTACCAAATCAAGACCAGTACCTAGTCCACCTCTACCGCTTAACGCGCCATAAATACCACGTTCTCTATTGGACAACGTACCTGCTTCTTCCTTTTGTTTTAACTCTTCTAAAAACACAGGTAAGTCATCTACTGTTTTACCTGCGTCCGCTAGTACTTTTCTGTAAGACTCTTTGGAAACAAACTCTTCAGGCTGATAGCCTTGAGACTTGTCAAACTCGTCAAGCATTTCTGTAAGCCTATCAACCGCTAACCCATCTTGTTTGCTGTCAGCTAAGTCTAAAGCGTACAACAACTCGTCTCTTGTATATTCTTCAGTTTGCATTATAAACCCTACCTAAGTAATGGACTTTGTTTTGCATTATTTATTAAACTTGCGTTTGGGTCTTGTACTATACTTTGCATACGCGGTGGATTTTGAGTACGTTGTCTAGCCTCTTGCAAATACTTATTTGTCAAATCTGATGGTTCATATTTTTGAGAAGAAGGTGGCGGTAAAGGCACAAAGAACGTATCCAATAGAGCAGAGTCTTCGTCTGCGCCAACATACTGCTTCATTACTTCTAAACGTGAGTTACTTGTAGCAATAGCATTCCTAGCGGCTTGTTCTTCAATACGCATAATACGTGCTAAAGTTTCTTTATTAAGCGTAATTTGCTGACCTGCTACTTCCTTCATAAACTGAACATCTTTATCCGAAATACCAGTACCCGCACCAACATCTCCTGAGCCTAACAACGCAAGGACTTGCTTGCCTCGTTCAGCCATAAATGTTTGAGTAGCTACTAACGTATCTTCAACACCCTGAGGTACAATACCTAACTGTACACCAATACTAGCCATACCTGATAAGAAATTAGCCCCTGCTCCAGTAATAATACCCTCCTCCATCAATGAACGAGAGTTAGCATTAATTTCTAATACTTTTTGCGCTCCAAGTGCTTTTTCATTAGCAACAAAAAAGTTATCTGTAGCCTTGTCTCTTAGCTTACTAGATATTCTATCAGCATCAGTAATTGTTCTAGTCAGCTGTGCGGCTTGTGTCAGACCTAACTCAGAAGGCATAACCCACTTTTCTGTGTCTTTGTTATATACTTTACCTGACTCATTTACACGGAATGGTTTTGCTTGACCGCTAGAATCTGTATATACTTTAAGTTGTGCTTTTTCACCTGAGAGTACTTTAAGAAAATCTTCACTGCTTAAGGAATCATATTCACCTTGCCCTATAGCTTTAAGCACAGACGCTCCTACGTTACGGCTATTAGCTATTGCTACTTTACCCTTACGCCCTTGTTTTTTAAGTATATTAGCCTCTTGTGCTTTTCTTATATCTTCAGCACCTTTATCCAAACTACCACCGTCTGTCAAAAGAGTAGAAGTTTCCTGCAAACCTAAACTATTTGACTGAGCAATCATGTTTTCTCGTCTTTGGTCATTAGCTTGTTTTACTTTATTTTCCTTTAACTGACCAAGAAGTTGAGCCGCCACAGAGCTTTCACCACTAGCCTGAAGTCTGCCTATTAAATCTTTCTGAGCTTCAGGTGATGCGCTATCAAAGTTTTTAATACTGTCCGCTAGTCTTTGTTCGTTGCTACGGGAATCCCCTGTAAAAACACCCTTACCGTACCTGCCCATTAGACCGCCCATTTTACCAGCACTGCGTGTCATTACGTCAGCAAAGCTACCGCCACCACTGCTAGGTATTCCTGTCAATAATCCTGCTATATCTCTTCTAGCCATTTTTATTAATCCTTCTTATCGGTATTTTTGTTAACTAAAAAGCATCTATCACAGAGCCTATAATTCCACCGCCGCCTGCTGAACCATCACCTACAATTGCATCAAACAAACCTTCTATACGGGCTTGGTCCATCATTGCGGCTACTTGCTCTGCTTGTATCTTGCTTTGTAGACCAACTTGACCTAACTGACCTTCGAACTCTGCACCTGCTGTTTGTCCTGTTAGGGCTAACTTGCCGCCTTCTAAGCCATAACCTAAAGCCGCTAGTGATTGTTGTTCTGGAGTATAACCTATACCCATTAAGCCTGTAGCCATAGCTAAGTCTTGTTGTTGTGGTAAGAAACTTGCTCCTTGTAGGGCTTGTGCTCTTCCTAAGTCTGCTTGTTCCTGAGTCATACCCGCACCAAAGCGTGCCTGTGCTTTAGATAATTCCATTTGCTGTGGAGTATAACCTGCTCCTAGTAATCCAGAGGCTTCAGCTAATTCCTGCGCTCGCATACCTGACGCTTGACCTAAGAAACCTAGACCCTGACCGTAGGCTTGTTGTTGTTCCTGCATAGCCTGTGACCTAGCCCCTAAGTTTGCTCTAGCCATTGCCTCTTGTCTAGCAGTCTCTTGCGCTAGTAACTCTGGAGAAGAACCACCATATGCCGCTGACCTAATACCACCGCGACCTTGAGCCAACATACGCTCTTCTAAGGCTAAAGACTGACGTTCTTCTTCAGGACGTTGGGCGGCTCTCATCTGATTATAAATCTCAGCCTGTGCTACACTAGGGTCTACACCTGCTCTACTAAAGGCAGTATCAGCACGAGATAACAATGCTTGCTGTCTAGGGTCAGTACCTATGTTTGCAAAACCACGACTAGCTTGAGCAAGCAACGCCTGTTGCATAGGGTCTTGACCGATACCCTGATAATCTGCAACGCCTAAACCCGTTAATGCGCTTGGTCCTAATCCTTGATATGCTTGTAGAGCCTGACTAGCCAACATTGTAGACATAGGGTCTTGACCAATAGCAGACAGGTAATTCTGTGCTCCTGTTAGTCCTCCCGTCTGTAAAGCCTGAGCTTGAGGACTGAGAGAAGTAGTAAAACCGCCTTCATCCGTTGCTTTAGTAGTCCCTGTGCCAGTAGTTACAGTAAACGGTTGAAACTCCGTATCTGATGCTAGCTGAGAACCTAAAAGTTCTGCATCTGTTTGTGCTGTTGTCCCCATGCTTCTTACATCTGCAATAGAGCTATCAAAAGCTTTACTAACTCCATAAGCCGCCGCCGCGTTTACTCCTGCATCGAGGAGACCGCCAAGACCTCCTAAAGCTGATGTCGCTGCATTTTTTGTTGCGTCACTCATTATACATTCTCCAGTTCTGCTACACGACTACGTAGCGATTGCACTTCTTTAATTAGCATAGGTACTAACTTACTGTAGTCAACACCCATCATGTCTTCTTCATCTACAGGTTGATGTACTGCCTCAGGTGCAACTTCAACTAACTCTTGTGCAATAACACCATAGTCTTGATGTGTACCATCAGCCTTCCAGTCGTACTGTCTAATCTGTATAGCATCAACCTTGCTACCTGCATCAGCAGAGTCTGTGATGTTTTCCTTAAGGCGTTCATCAGAGCTAGTGTTATATGAAACACCTGTAGTGTTCGTTTTAGTAATTGTGCCTATTACAGTATCGTTATGCTTAAACGCGGCAAAGTAATTCCCGTGTCCGACTGATGAGGCATGGGCTATGTTCATATAATTTACACTTCCCGCCCTAAAGCTAAACCCACCGCCAGTTGCACCAGTAGAAGTAGTATCCACCAATAGGTTGCCTGATGAGTCGATACGCATACGCTCTGTAGGAGATGTTCCTGTAATAAACCGAACGCTCGCGTTTGCATTCGTTCTAGGAGCAATCAACAAATCCCCAGCTGTGCCCATCCCACTATCTGCTGTGGCTACATAGCCACGTGCCTGTGCTGAAGGTATTGCTGAAAGTGGAACGCCTTTTATTTCGAAACCTAAGTTACTAGCTCCTGCCCCACCACCTACAGCCAAGTCACCGCCAGTTATTTCAGTTTTAACATAAGGACTACTAGTACCTATACCAACTCTGCCTGATGAGTCTATGCGCATACGTTCTGTTGCGTTGCTTCCATTGTTGTCGTAATTAAAAGTTAAGTGTCCTTCGTCAAGTGAAATATCATAATGTAAATTTAAACTGTCAGATGCACCTGACTCCGCAAGCCTCAACGTTGCGTGTGAATCTGAACCCGAAGTAGAAGTATCTCTAATAGTTAAAATTGGGTCTGCACCAACTACATCAAGAATTGAGTCAGGACTAGTAGTACCTATACCTACGTTGCCGTTTGCGGCAATACGCATACGTTCTGTGTTGTTAGTACCGAAAAGCATAGAGCCGTTTGCTTGGTTGTACAGATATGTCGTGCTAAAACCCTGAGCAAGCGTTGACGTGGTTGAACCATCAGTCATAGCAATACCAGAGTAATCGTTGCCGCTATCGACTGTTAAGCCAACATTTGTAGAAGCAAACTGACCTACTGTTGTAGTACCTATACCTACGTTGCCTGATGAGTCGATAACCATACGATTACTAGCATTAGTATCATCATAAATAAGGAAAGAACCGTTGCTGTTAATAATTGAATAGTCTGAGTTGTGGTCAGTATCTGTAAGGTACAAGCGAGGGTAAGTAGATTCAATGCGAATATCCCCATCTTGAACGTGTAGCTTTCTCTGTGGGTTATTGGTACCTATACCTACATTGCCTAGTGAGTCAATGCGCATACGTTCTGTAGAGTTTGTACCTAACGCTAATGTATTACTAGCAGGTCTAAACATAAACGCACCTGCTGAAGGAGTTCCGCTTGAGTTAGCTGTAATCAAATAAGCATCTCTTGAGGCAATCGTACCATCTACATCTAACGCATAATCAGGACTATCAGTACCTATACCTACTTTATTTTCAGACACATCAACAAACAATGTATTAGTATCTACAGCTAAGTCGCCCGTGATTGTAGCCGTAGAGTTTACGGTAACTGCGGCATCAAAGGTAACTGCACCAGTAAACGTGGGTGAAACTATATTAGCCTTAGTGGCTACTGCTGTCTGTATATTTGTAAATTCAGTTGTAAACTCAGAGCCTTTAATTACCTTACCCGCGTTACCTGAAGGAAGACTATCTTTTGCTCCGAAGTTAGTTGTTATCGTATAGTTACTCATTTAAATTAATCTCCCTAGTAGAGCGTGTACATCTATTTGTTGTATTGAATAAGGTGCGCCATCAATAGTAGATTCGATACCTATGGTTACTACAGTCCCACTACCGCTTGTGTTAATCTTAGGACGTTGTATGTCTATGCCTATTGTGTATTTACCTATGCTAAACTCAGCTATATTAAACTCAGATATAATTGTGTTAGTTAAGTCAGTACTAAAGGCTTTCTTAGTAAACCCACCATCATAGTCATAACCCCACGCTAGTGTAGTTTTAGAAGCTACGTTACCAATAACTGTAATGTTAAACTTCTTAAGAAACTTAAGGTTAGTAGAGTTACCGAAATTTAGTGGGTTACTGTAGTACGACATCAAATAAGAAGAGCCATTGTCCTGATAGCCTTCATACTTAAATATACCATCTTCCCTACCAAAGTAAACACTACCGTCCTGTAGTAACGCTAGGCTACGCGGGTTAACACTTGCCCATGTAGTTACTCTGTTAGCTCCATCAGGTAAAGTAGTGCGCATATCAAAGCAGTATACAGTCTGACTGTCCTGTAGAGACAACAAGTAGAATGCTTCATCTGCGCTATAGATAGACTTAATAGGGTTAAGCTGTGACCTAACTAACGCAGTTAACTCAGTACGTACATTGTTACTAATGTCACGCATAGGCATTGACTTTTCTTGTATAGTCCTACCGAAGCTACGTACACCATCTTCAGATAAGAATATAATGTCAGTACCTGTGTGCTGTACGGAGTCTCTAGCAATACAACCCACGCCTTCTACAGTGTCATGTAGTACCATACTAGCAGGACTACTAGCACCTGAGTAAACAATAATTGAACGCTTACAGAATATAACTAAAAAGTTATTAAATACAGATAAGGCGACAACTTCATCGTCACCGCTAGGGAATACATTAGTAAGGTCTAATGAACCTGATGTGCCACCGTGCCAGTTGATACCAATAAGAGTGTCTGACCAATATACAGTATGTTTATTACCTGATACATCAGCCGCCCATAGTTTACCAAAGCCACCTATAACTTCGTTAGCTTCAGGAGCATAGTGTGAGCCATCTACTACTTCTACAAGAGTAGTACTTCCTGCTGTACTTTTTAATGCCTTATGACCACGTTGGAAGAAATAAACGTCATTGTTAAATGTAATTATCTTCCAGTTGTTAGCTGTTATTGTATAGCCTACAGGAAGCGTTACAGGTGTTAAGGTTGTAGTGCCTGTGAATATTTTATTGTTACCCGCAGAGAATACTGTCTTAGTCCCATCACGTTTAACGTACTCGTGTACAGCTTCTACGCCTCTACTAGTGCCTAACTGCGTAGCTGTACTAGAATCAGTAGATACTTCCGTATAGCCCTTACGTGCCCCTATACGTCCATATTCATCAATAATACAGTTACTAGCGGTAGCCGCAAAGGACTGGTCAATAGATACAGGTGAATCCTGACTGTTAATGCCCGCAAATCCTGGGGCTTGTACTGTAATGTTCTGTAGTTGTTGTGCCATTAGCAAGGTGTCCATACAGTTTCAGAAGGGAATCTAGCGGCATCAAACGCTACTGCATCTGCTAACGTAGTGTCCGCTAAAGCAAATAGTTCCTGTGCTGAAGTACCGCCTGTCTCTCCACGTTCACGAGAAGATAAAGCCACTGCGTACTGCACTACTGCTAATGAAGGCACAACTAGTTTATCTGCGTCAAGAGTAAACGGGTCTCCTCTATCAACAATGTTAAATCGTAATGTATATGCTTTGTCAGGCTTAGGGTATAAGTCAACTAAGGCATTACCGTTAGCGTCCACACCATTCCAAGAGTAGTACTCAGGTGAGCCTTTAGTAGGCTCTTGGACTAGGTATGCGTTGTTCATCCAAGAAGAACTAGCAGGACGCATAAAGAAGTTTGACGTATCGTTAATAACGTCCAGTATCTTAAAGGAGTTGTTAGTGCCTGTCATACTGTAGCTAAACAGGTTGTCTTCTGTAGTTACTGTGATTGTACTTCTAAGTGCTGACCAATCCCAAGCATCCTCTACAATACGTCTAGCATCGTTGACAAACTCACCCACTAGTTTCACATAACTATCCGTTGAGTTTTCAATACTAGTAGTTTCGTTTTCACGCATCCTACGTAGTACACTGTTTACTAGTTGTAAGTAAGTCATTTTTAAAATTTCCTTAAGTTTATTTTAGGAGCAAGCAATCCTTGTGTGTAGTTAACTTGAGTATCGTGCTTAAATAACTCCGAGCTAAACAGTTCCTCTACTTCGCTTTCTTTTTCTTCTCTTTCTTGTTTTCTTAGATTTAAAGAAGGTAATCTTAAACTAGGTAAATCTATGTCAGGCATTTCTGGCATTTCTATGTCAAGACCCTCGGTATCTAAACCTTCTAAATCTAAATCAAAATCAAACTCTGGTATTTCTACTCCTGATAAATCTAAGTCTACAGCAGGTAAGTCTAAATCTACATTTAAGTCAGGCATGTCTGGCAAGTTTAAATCTACATCAGGCAAGTCTATATCTGGCAGATTGATGTCTGGAATATCTACGTCAGGTAAATCAATATCAGGTAAGTCTAAATCAAAGTCAGGTACATCAATATCTAAATCAAAGTCAGGTACATCAATATCTAAATCAAAGTCAGGTAAATCAGGTAAGTCTATGTCTGGTAAATCAATATCTAAACCAAAGTCAGGTAGGTTTAAATCAAACTTAGATTCAAATTCTTCAAAAGTATAACCTACTTCTTCTTTTATATTTTTCCATACAATGCTTTGAACCGCATCTGTTGCCGATTCTGTTCCTGATTTCCCCGCAAGAACATCGTTTGTAACGTCTACTATTTTTGATTGAGCGTATAGGTCAAGTTCTCTTACAGGTATATCTATAGCTTCATAAGTATCTAATATGTATTCCTTAGTTACGTCATTTACTTTACCTTTTACATAGGCTTTGCCCCCTGCTTTAAGAACATCTTCAAGCTCGCCACCTGCTGTCGCTACTTTACCCGCTTGAATAATAGGGGCGGCTGGGGGGGCTAGTATAGACACTACGTCCGAGACAATACTCATGTTTTTTGAAAAGGTAGACTGTTCTATTACTTCAGGTTTTTTAATCCAATAAGTATTCTCACCAAACCCGCCCAAGAAATAATCAGGGTCTTCTAAAAAACCCTCAAGAGAACCGCGTGTAAAACCAGTCCCTGTGTTGAGATAAGCATCACCCTCTTTAAAAATCTCATAATTGTTTATATCTTTAAAAAACAAACCGGCATTGTCATTTACAACCCATGAGTTTCTACCGTCCCCGAAGTAAACCCAATTAGCCATTACATCTTCTTGTATCTGTAAAGCATCTTTTAATTCACTGTTAACACTAAAAGGAATATCAGCTTCAGCTACACCGCTGTCAAGAAGTTCTTTTTTGTTTTGATAAACATCTACACCTAAATCATAATAAGATTGGAAGTCTTCTCTTGTATTAAAAGTAGGCGCACCATTATTTATAAGTTTCTGTATGCTTTCTTTTTCTTCATCCGTTGTGGCGTTTTCAAGACTTCTAGTTAGGCTTTCAATATAAAAATCATCTGCTTGTGCTTTTGCTCCTTCTATATCTTTAGGAAAGTCTATGACAAAATCTTTTCCTTCGGGACTATCATAAGGCACTCTATACTGGTTGGTATAGTAGTCAGGAACGTCCATGACATTATATCCTATACTACCGCCCATTTCTTCACGATTAGTATAAGCGTCCCCATACATAAACTTTAAAATTTTATCCTGATATTTAAGCCTGTCTCCCATATAAGGGTTGTGACTCACAGGACCATCATCTACGCCTGATACAAAGTCTTCTTTTATTTCTTCCCAACTACGTGTATCACCTGTGGCTTTATTTTCAGGAGCAAAATAACTTGTTTGCTTCTGGTCGGGAAACTTATCATAAAATTCTGACATTCCCGGTCCAGAACTCGCCATTCCTTTGCGTTCTTCGTTATAATAAACCTGTTCTCTTGCTTTTCTTTCTTCTTCTTCTCTTCGTTTTGCCCCACCCAATTCCTCTGGTTTTTTATAATATGGGTCAGGTATAATTTCGTTTTTTTCGTAGTCCCATTGGTCGTTATCTTTAGCCCATCTTATGTTCTCTTGAATCATCCTTTCGTTAATTTCTTTTTCTTCTTGAGCTTTTCTTTTGGCTTCGGCTTGTTCAGCCATGTTTATATCTGATTGTTTTTTTAGACCAACAGGGGCGCGATTAGTACCCGTCTTGTTTCTGTTGGCTTCATATAACGCCTCTAGTTGCGCTTTTTCCTGTTCCCGTATAGCTATTTCTTCAGGAGATAAAAATTCATCATCATACCATTCATATCCTTGCGCGACAAGCGAAAACATACTCATTACTTATTTCTCCCAACACCCTTAGCTTTTTCTACAGTCCGCATAGCACCTAGACCAAGCATACCCATAAGTACTGGCATCATAGTTGACATATCTAAAATAGGGACTTCAATGGTAGAATCGGCAAGAGCAAGCGTAAAATTTGCCATCGGGATAAGAAGGTAGTTACTCGCAAGTCCAAGACAACAAGTCCAACCAACAGCAGGTCTCCAACCCGACACAAATAAGCTCTTATGTGCCGCTTCTGTCTTATTAACTTCAAGTTGCGCTTTCGCAAGCTCCTGCCCGTGCTTTTCAGCCATTGTCGAAAGTTCAAAGGCGATGGCATTCTTCTTGTCTTTATCCTCTATGAATTTGTCAAGTAGTCCTGTTACTGGTCCAATTAGTTTATCTAACATAGCTTACCTCTGTAAGGGACTTGAGTTAAGGTAGTCCATACCCTTCCACAAATCCTCGACTTCTTTAGTTAATGTTTTAAACTTTACTTCTGTATCGCCGATGTCATTAATAATAATTTCTGCTTTAGCTACCGTAGCTTTCATAGCTTCAATATCGTTAGATAGCTTAGAAACGTCTGTATTCAATTCTAAGAGCTTTTCTTGTTGACTTAGTAGTGTCTCTAGGCGTGTACCTAAAGTCGCTAGATTCTCACGTATGGGGCTTATATCAGGTATCTGTTGTGCCTCTACTGCTTCCAGTCTTCCGTATAAACTGCTAGAAGCCCAGATGAATGAACCAATGGTTGTTGCTAGTGAGAACACTACAGCAATGTAGATTCCTTTTAGCTTAACGCCGCCGATTGTTAGTTCTGTATCTGCTAAGCTCATAGTTCAACACACTCCGTTCCGTACATAAAGCAAGAGTAACCTAAGTACGTTGGTCCTGTTTGAAAGAACTCTGACTCGCTACCTGCGGCTAATACATCAGTCTCTGTTACGTATAAGTCTAAACCTATATTGTCATTACCGTTAAGGTATACAGCCGTTAGGTTACGTGTAGTGTTGTAACCCATAGACACCCACTGTGCGTTAGCGTCATAAAAGATGTTAGTCTGTTCCGCTGTAGTGTTAGCATTCTCAACGCCTTGCTCTAGGAATGCTACAGCTTCTTCTGAGTTAGCTACAGCTAGATAAGCACTAGCGTTGTTAGCATGAGTCTCGATGTCATCCACTGACTGATTGTATGTGTCAACAGTCTCTTGTTCAATCTGTAGGACTTCTACGTTGTCTACTACAAATGTCTGCACTTCAGCTTCTTGGTCAGGAGTACTGGCTTCTTCTACTTTCTCAGCTACCTGTATTGCTGTAGACATATTCACAACAGCCTCAGTAAACGTATCAATAGCATCGTCCATAAGCTCTAGTTCTACTACAGCCTTGTTTTCTAATACAGCCTTAACGTCACCGTATGGTTGATAGTTAGTAGCAAAGTTAGTCAAAGCAGTATTGTACGCTTGTACCTGTGCTTCCTGTATGTGTGCTGTAGTAGATAGAGTACCATCAGACAAAGCGTCACCCTGATTGGCGTACTCCATACCTGCGCCCACTAGAAGGATGCCAGTGTTAATCTTATCGACTATGGCAGTGCTTGAGTCTAGTAGTTCGTCATACTCACTTGAGTGAGCTACGGAACTTAGCACTAATAGAGATAATAGTATCTTCTTCATCTGTGTCCTCTCCTCCTATGTTTAATACAGTATTGTACCAATCTTTTGTTTTCTTGTTGTAGTCTGGTATGTAAGTATCTGGTTGGCGTTTCATAACTAACATAGCACGTTTACCTACGACTAGCTTACCGTTGTTCAGTAGGGGACAAGGTGTACCTGATACAAACATTGCCTTCCATACGTCAGTGCTTTGACACATACGTGCTACTGCACTTACCTTCATACCTAAGTCAGCTAGTACCTTAGCGTCCCTACGTCTGTTACATTCAGGGTCAACATCATAAGTACCGCTACTAAACCCTACGCCTACTGTTTGTAATGAACCACCTGTACCCTTAAGGCAGGTGTCCATACCATTACTCATGTAACTAGGAGTGATTGCAGAACCTACTGGTATTTCACTACTGCTTCCTGCTCCGTTGTACGTATTACTTACTGAATCATCCTGTGTATTATTGTTACTGTTGGTAGTCGAGTTAGAACCGTGGTACGTATTCAAACTACCTTCCTGAGCGTTGTCCCCAAGTGCTACCCAAGACAACAGCATTAGTAAGCAAAATAACTTTTTCATTTCTTAGGCAACAACTTCTGTACTGTTTCTGATTCATAGATACGAATACCTAACCAGATAATAGTAAAGATACTAGCAACGGGAGGCAACCAAGCCGCTAGTGACATCACTCCTGTGGATGCCGCGAATACGTCTACAGCTTGTTTTGTTTCTTCCGTTACCATAATATTCTCCTAAGAATTATCGAGGTATTTCGTGTATTACGTTATAAACTATTTCAGTATCACTGTATCGAGTGCCACGGATTACATCCATAATAGTATCATTATCTACTGATGCTAAAACTAATGCTTCAGCCACTGCTATAGCTTCTTCCCTAGTAGCACATTCTTGATGGACTACTTCCTCTAGCCTACCTTCACTGTTTAATTTAGTGTATGCTACAATCATACCTATAACCCCACGCTTGTTAGTCTTGCTGTACTGTCTCTTACTTGTGCGGTATCACCCGAAGCAAGTTCTTTTATTTTTAGTTTAAAAGCCAATGTAGCATCCGTAAACGCAAGTTTAAAAGATACCTTGTTCCTATCAATTCCTGACCTGTATCTTTCAGTAATGTCGTAGCTTTGAATGAGAGTTGTACCTGCACTTTCCCACGCATAGGGATGCCAATAAGCTGTATCGCCTGTAGACATTGCCGCTGTAGAATTAGTAGAGCAAAAGTAAGTTCTATTTGTGGTAGGGTCATATTGAGAAGCTCGAATAGTATGCTCTATTGACCCACCAGTGCTAACCTGTGAAACTCTGCCAAACTGAGTAAATAAATGTGTTTTATCATCTGAAACATAGTACCACTCTTCACTGCTTGTTCTTATGCTATAAGGACCAGAAGTTGATTGCTCTGTAACAGTGCCTAATGTGTGCGTTGTCGCTCCCGAAGGTACGGTAAGCTGTAAGGTTAATCTTATGTCGTTTACTGAGCTAGTATAATTCCAATAAGTAGACCACTCCACATCAACATGACGACTAGTCTCTACAGGTGTTGTAGGATGATAAATAGTAGTGTATTGACCTAAGTCTTGGTCTGATGTATTTAAATACAAGTAGCTTGTCGTGCCACCGAGCCGTACTTCGCTAGATTTGTAATAAGGAGACCAGCCAGTAATAGTGCCATCTACATTAACATTACCTTTAAGGTTTATGGTGTTTTCGCCATCTCCTGAAGTAGTGCCATTACCTATGTTGAATATATTTTTTGCGTTAGATGACTGACTGCCCATGTTAATGGTTGTAGAAAGCCCTGCAAAAAAACCAGTACCATAACCAGTTCCTATATTTACAACCTTAACGTCTGTTGCATTGCCGTTATTACCACCTGTAGCAATATTAGTAGTAACACTGCCTGTTGTACTTATGTCTACGTTAGGTGCTGTGATAGTACCTGTGAACGTAGCACCTGATAAGTTAGCTTTACCTGAAATGTCTTGATGGGTTGTTAGATAATCAGAAGAATCAAAAGCCTTAACCTGCGCTAGGTTAGTTACTTCTGAATCCATTAAAGCACCTGCGGCAGTTACGTTAGTTGTATCCGTTACGTCTGCGCTTGTTTCTATGCCTGATAGCTTTGTTTTTTCTGCATCAGTAAATGCATTAGTATCTGATACAGCTTCATAGGCTGACTTTATCTCTGCTCCTGTTTGGTCAGCAGTAGCATTAGCCTCAATACCATTTAGCTTACTGTGGTCAGCGTCTGTAAAATCATTTGTTGTTAAACCACCATCACCTACAATGTACGTTGTGTTTACACTATTGATGGTAAAGTTAGGATATGTACCAGTTATTGTAGTAGCACCTGTACCTGTCAAGGCTACTGTCTGGTCTGGTGAATCATTGGTAATAGTACCATTACTCGCTATAGAGATACCAGTGCCGCCCGTAAGGACACCAGTAACATTAGCGGCTGTTACGCTTGCATCAGAACCCGCAGGACCTTGCGCTCCTGTAGCTCCTGTTGCACCCGTAGCTCCCGTTGCGCCTGTAGCTCCTGTGTCTCCTCTAGGTATTGTTAAAACACCTGTAGAAGCATTATAGGACGCACTAGAACCTGCCGCGCCTGTAGCGGCTGTAAGCGTGAGTATAGAGTTTGCTGAGGCTTGTGCAAGGACTGCGGAAGCACTAGCGGCATTAGCCTGAGCAGTTACTTCCTGTAGAAAGGAATTGTCCGATGAATCTCCTGAGCCACCTACACCTCTGAATATAGCCATGAAACATTCCTATAGTTAAAAAAAAATAAAAAGAATTGTATAAAAAAGAAAAGGGAAAGGGGCTTCCGAAGAAACCCCTTAAGTACTACTAAGCGTTTACAGCGATGTTGAATGCCGCGTCTGGACGTAGAACAGCAGTGCCGTACAAAGTATCAGCAGTGTAAAGAGAACCTAAGAACTCTTGCTTGTACTGAGTTTGTGAACGAACACCTTGTTGCTCTGCTAGAACCATTGCGTCTTTGTGGAACAACATAGCTTGTTTAACGTCACCACCTGCGCTGTTAGCGGCGGCAGTTTCGATAACAGGACAGTTAGAAGAAACAAAGATGTCGATACCATACAAGTTACCGATTTGACCATTGTTTACAACTTTACCATCTACGAAATCACTAGAAGAGTAACGGTCGATACCCATGATAGCGTTACGGATTGATGGTGGTACTACTAGACAACGATTGTCCATAGGCACGTCAGCATCATCCATTTTTTGAATTAGCTCACGGAAACCTGCATCATTGAATACGTCACCTGCGGCTACAGAGTCTACAGCGTAAGCCTCAAGACCAGTGCTACCTGCGAAGTTGTAAGTACCAGTACCAACGTAATCACCACCGTTGTCACCGAAAGACTTACCTAGAGCAAACAAGTCAGAATCTACTTGTTTAGCTAGAGCATAACCTGCGTCACCAGTGTAGAACTGACGAAGAGAAGCTAGTGCTTGTACGTCTGTGATGTCTTCGATTAGACGTGAGTACTCGAAGTGCTTGTCAATAACTACTTGTACTTCAGACTCAGTAGCGTTCTGAATGGTTACTGCCGCGCCTTCTGCTTTAGCATGAGCATCACCACGAGTAGGCTTAGGAATGTGAAGGGTATCACCTTTCTTTCCTGCCATAGCCATTTTCTTAACGAGAGGTGCTAATACAAGGTTAGATTGATAAGCGGCAACAACTTCGTCACTCCAGATTTCTGGGATAAAAGTTGCCGCGCTAGTGTTATCTACTGCTCCGCCCATTGCGGGATAAGTTGAATCAGTCATTTTAATACTTCCTATATAATAATATTAGTTTCGTACCCTCCCTTCTTTATACGCTTGCATAATCTCATTTGATAGTGCTTGGTATCTGTCGGGGTCAGTACGCATTAGTTTAATAATGTCTGCGCGTCTGTAGATTTTCTTGGCTCTCTGTTCACCACTACCACGGGCATTGCCTGTAGATGCGGATTTAACAGATTGCTTTCGTTGTTGTTTCTCATTAGCGGCAGTTTGAGTGACAACCTGTTGACGTTCTTTCCATAGGGAAAATAGTTCGTCAGCGGCATCTACATCATACTGTTGGTCTGCCTGTGCAAAGAGCCGTGTCCTAATCTTCGAAGCCTTAATCCACTCAACGAACTTAGCGTCCTGCAAGATTCCCTGCATCTCAGGGTGTTTTGTTTGCAGTGTAGCCATAGCCGTTGATTGTCGATACTGGTTGCTGATGTTCTCAGCTTCCTTAATCTTCGGGTGATTATTAATTGCTCTCTCGACTGCCTTGTCGGGGTCAGAGAAAAAATCTACTTCTTCGTCAGCATTTGTTGCTTGTGTTTCAGTGTCGGTGAGTTGTGTCTGAATGTAGTCATCAACAACTTTGCGTAAATCACCCACTTCAGAACTTTGTTTACCTAAGAGTTTTTCAGCCTCTTGATGCATCCGTACTATCTCGGCTGTACTCTTCCCTTGATACTTCTCAGGTATATCTGACTCAGGTTCTTCAAGAGTTGCCTCAGCTTGAGGTTCTTGTTCTAGCGTTGTGTCAATGTCGTTCTCTTCTACGTCTTCTGGACGCTCATCTATTAGTCTTGCCATTATTAAACTCCGTGATTAATATCATTATGGAGGTGTATTAAGTGTAAGGGTTCTATGGTCGAGAGTTAACCTTACGTTATTGTGTTACGATTTGTTAGCGTTCATGTGTGACTCTCTTTGTCTAGCCCACTTCCGTGTTTCCTTCCAAGAGTCTTTACCACGATTAACTTTTACAGGTGTAACAATCTTTCTAGCCTTCAACTCACAATCAGGACAATCAACTTCTTCTACGTCTGAGCCTCTAAGAAACTCGTTGACGTGTCCGTTGTCACATTGAAAGTCGTATAAACGTCTCATTCTTCTAAGTCGTCTTGTTCTTCTTGTTGTTGTTTAGCTGTTTCTATCTGTGACTCTAGGTTCAGCATATTAGCCATGACTACAAGTTGTCCCTTACGGAAGTTAAGGTCTTTGTCGTCTTTACAGGCTTCTACGGAGTTGACCTGTTCTGCACTTCCTTTAAAGTCTTGCATTAAGTTCTTCCAACCATCTGAACGGAACATCTCTTCAAAGGAACGATAGTACTTCTCTAGTTCTACATCAGTCATCTACTGTTTCTCCCTATAGGACAGCTTTAATTAATAATTTAAATAACATACTTAATGTATATTATAGTAATATTATACCATAGTTTACTAAGAAAGTCAAGTACTATTTACGATGTCTTGCTGTTTTCTTTGCAATCTTTTTAGGTTGTTTACTTACTTGTTTACCCGCTTTGGTGTCAGCACGTTTCTTACGTGTCGTAGCGGCATATTCCTTCTTGGTCAAAGCCTGTCGTGCCTTCTTGGGTAAGTAACGCTCACCAGTAGCCTTCTTGCCTTGCGTACTGGGTTTGCCTGACTTAGTGCCCCATTCCTCTTTAGTCCACTTCTTAAGGCTTTTCTGTGACTTCTTTAGTGGCATTACTTGTACCCTCCACCTTTAGCTTTGTACTCTTTAGCGAGCATCTGTGCCTTCCTAGCAGACCACTGTCCTGCCTTACCACCCTTAGTACCTGCTTTGATTCTATTAAACAAGTTCTTACGCATGGTAGGCTTAGTGTAGTTACCCGCCTTGTTTACTGTGGATTTCTTTTTAGTAGGCATAATTACTTGCCTTTTTTCATTGGCTTCTTTTTAGGTTTAGCTGTAGTTTTCTTCTTTGGTGGTCTTCCTACTTTACTACCGTATGTACCTTTACCGTATGGCATAGTATTCTCCTGATTACCATTTAACTTTATCAGCCCAATAAGCCGCAGACATCTTACCTTTAGCAATGTTCTTACCGTGTCTGGACTTGAAGGACTTACGTTTAGCTTTCATCTTAGCGGACTCACCTGCTTTAGGTTTGCCCGCTGTGCTTGCACCCTGCTCACCAAAGCGTATGGTCTTAATCTTGTCACCTTCTTTAGCAACTACCACATGAGACTTCTTGGCATGACTAGGTGTACGCTTTGGTTTGTTAAAGCCAGAGACTCCTGCTCTAGCCAGTCTTGGGTCTTTTTTTACTGGCATTAGATTTCTCCTTGCGGGATTCCTTGAGGTCTTGGAGGTCTGCTTCCAATACCGCCAGTCGCTTGAGGGTTTGGTCGAATGCCTTGTTCACCTGCTCCAATGCCTCGTTGAATTGACGCTGTGTTATCATTTGCTTTTCCTTGTTGGGTTTCTTTAACAGCTACTTCACGTTCCTTTAGTAACTGCTCTGATATTTTAAGACGTTTCTGGAACTCTTTATCATCCGCATCACCTGACTTAAGGTTAGCTGTAACAGCCTTAATACGGTCAATCTCAAGCTCCTGTGGTACAACACTTGCCTCTGCCGCAAGTTTCTGCGCTCTAGCTTGTGACTCTGTAGCTTGACCTTGTAGTGCCGCAGTTTGTGACTTCTGGAACTCCATCTGTGCTTGTTGCATAGCTTGCTGTGCTTGCTGTGCCTGTGGGTTAGGCTGATTAGCTTGTTGCAACGAAGAGATAAGTTCTTCACGATTAGACAGGTTCATGTTATCAATGATTGACATAATCAACTGTGAGTACATTGGGTTGTCTTGTTGCATAGTCTGTAGTAACTGTACAAGCTGTGTAACCTCATACTCACGGGCAATGATACCTAGACTGCTAGACGTATGGAACTTGTAGTCCGCTACAGGATAACGCTCAGGGTTAAACTGCATATAACGATGTGCGGCTTTAGTTACGAATGGAATAAGGAATGATTCTTGAAAGTTAATCAACGTACGCTTGTGACGCTTGATGATAGCACCGAGGCTCATAGAGATACCTGCGGCTGTTGACTCACCGTTAATAGAACCAGAGATACCCGCAGAGTCAATAGCACCTGTGGCTGTCTGCACCATCTTCTGTAGTTCACCTGCCTGTGCAAAGGTAACTTGACTAACATTACCGAAGTTTAATGGCTGTAGGACTTCAGCAGGGTTACCGTTGGTTAGGATAGTCTTGCCCGCTCGTACCTCTGCTTTAGCACCTCGAGGCATACGTGTAGCGTCAATAGCCATCATTGGGTGTATAGTAAGTGCTAAGGCATCGATTCTAGCGCGTAGTTCTGCGTCTAACGCCTTTTGAGAGTTATACCCTTTCTCACATACTCCTCGACCCCAGAAACGGCTAGGAACGACATCCCACGGGAATGCAACGACTGGTCTGTCACCCATCATGTATGGATTCTCTTCAGCCTTTAGGATAGTGCCATCATTGGCAATAACAACGACTGCCTCTACGTAGTATGAATCACTCTTTTCATTAGCGACTATTTCTTCTACTTCTTCGTCTTCTGATTCTTCTTGAGCCGCTTTTAATAAATGACGAGGTACTAAACCATAGTACTTAGTTAGACGTACTTTATCGTCTTCGAATACCGCTAGGTCTTTATCTGGTTCAATGTCGAAGTCTGATGGTGCATCACCTACGTATACGTCACGATAGACTCCTGCTTCCTGTAGTTGCTCTACAGAGTGCATAGGTACAAACTCATCTACTGCACAACCTAACGCTTCCTCAATGGAAGTAGCTAGTGGGTCGATAAGGAAGTTCTGTGGCATTACTGGTCGTAGCTTTACGCAAGTCATATCTACGATGTTGACACCAACCGCTGTTAAATCCCCACCCATAACAGGCTGTGTAGCAGGTTGGAACTCTTTCTCTTCTTCTAATACTACTTCAGCGATACCTGTACCGAATACAGCCGCGTTAATAAGGCACTCAGCTACGCTCTTACGGACTTTATTCTTTTTAAAGTCTTTGTATAGGACTTCACGTAACATCGCTATATCACGCTTTTCTTGGTCTGCTACGTCATCCTCAATGTCAAACCACTTACCACGACCAAAGGTAGCTTCCTCTAGTTCCGCAACGGATGACTCAACTGCTTGCTGTAGCGCAGGGGAGATAATACGTGAGCGTTCCGAATCTCTGGTCTTGTCCTCTGCCGCCCACTGACCGCGCCATAGGCGATAGTACTCATCAAACTTCTGTGAGTAGTTGGATTCGTAGTGATTACGCCAACCTTGACATTTATCAATGACCCAATCCTCTAGGCTTTGCTCCAGTGTAAACTCTTCTTTATCTTCTAGTAACATATTAGTACCCTGCGTAAGTATCTAAAAATTCAAATTCTTCTTCCACATAGTCCGAGGTGTAGGCTATGTTAGCCAACTGGTCTATGTAAGCGAGTGAGTCAATCAAGTCATCGTGTACGTGGTGACTAGGGAATTGGAACAGTTCATCTAGGAACTCTGTATTCCAAGCACCCTTGTTAAGTGTAATCTTACCGTGTTCAAACCTACCCTGCAAAGCCCACACGATTCTATCGGTCTTCTTCTTGTTGCCATGAGTCAGTTCCTCAATACGGAAGAACCTATCATTAGCCTTCATCAAGTCTGAGATGTAGGGAAGTACAGCGTTCTTTAACGCCCCTTTCTCAATCCCGACAGATACTGGACGATAGTCTCGTACAGCTTCAAAGATTTTACGTGCAGTTTCTTGCACACCCCACCGACCGTGAATGATGTCAGCAACGTACCAACCTTGTTCATTTGCTTTAACAACCGAGATAGCCGTTTGGTCAAGTCGTTTAGTTTTAGTTGTAGCTTTTGCCACATCAGCAAACCCCGCCAAATCGACAGCAATATAATACTGACCACTAGAGGGTTCTTCTTCAGAAAACTTAATGTAATCTTCTTTAAATAATTCACTGCCCTGTGCCTCGAATGATGCCATGAACTCCTGACGGAAACTAAATGCAGACATAGACTTCTTAGCCGCTTCAATCTCTTCAGGGTCTAGCAGTGGATTATCATAGCTTGTAAAGTGATAACCTACAAAGGTCTCATCCTCTGCTACACAAGCATAGTTATATAAGTCATAGAAGTGATTACGTCCCATTGGCGTACCAATGAACAGTGCATCTCCCTTCTGGTCAGCTAGTGCAGGTCTAAGGATTTGCTCCCAGACCTCTGGCTTCATATCGGCATACTCATCCATAACGAGGAACTTAAGACTGACACCACGCATGGTTTCTGGTCTATCTGCACCCTTGAGTGCTATGGTTGCGCCATTTACTAGCTTTATTTGTAAGTTGTTAACATGACTAGAGGCTATGACGGGGTTGCCTATCTCCATCAACACCTGCCACATAATGTCCCTAGCCTGACCCTGTGTAGGTGCAACGTAGAAGACATGCCCCTTGTCTGACTGTAAAGCCCTGATGATTAACATCCATGCGGCTAGTCTGGACTTGCCTGTACGTCTACCTGCGGCTATGACCTTGAATCTAGTTGTGTCCTCAAAGACTTCCTGTTGCCACGGTAAGAGTGATACGTTTAATTCCGTAGTCAACTAGTAAGTCCACATTACATAAGGGGTTGTATCGTCAGGACTGCGGATGTCAACATGGACGAAACCACGAGCAACTCCCACGCCTGTGAATCCAAGCGCGATAGCCTTCTCAACGATACGAAACCGTTGGTAGCCGTTAGTGACTTTAATATCCGCGGCAATGCCTTGTGCATGAGTTCCTGTTCCTGGTTTTGCTTTCTTAGCTTCAATGGGGTGTGTTTTATCTCTAAATCCTGACGTAATTACAAAGGGGAAACCACAGGCTTCTCTTAGCTTATCTAGCTTCTCAATAAACTCTTCTTTAATCTCGTTGTTGCCTGTGTACTGACAAGCAAACTCATCTCTATCAAAGTACTTAGCCATCTATGATTTCTCCTTCATCAATAGCATCTTCTTGACTTGACACCACTGTAGTCTCTCCTCCAACTCCAGTAATGTTTATTTGTATCGCTGACTTACCCGCGCCCTTAATGACATCATTCTCAAATACAGCTGTGGGTAATATCCTATCCATAACTAACTTCCATGCCGCCGCTTGATTCTTATGGTCATCGTTAAGTGCCGCATCAAATATCGAGTCTAGGACTTTACGAGACTTAGGGGATGACAACATCCTGCCCTTGTACTCGTTGATGATAGCCGCATCACCCTTCGGGCGACCCCTTGACAAACCAGTAGTGCCTTTTTTTCTTGACACCATGTCTGATTTCTTAGGTCTGCCCCTTCTCCTTTTCGGAGTAGCTGTATTATCGTCCATTGTATTCTCCTTAAGTTATCTTAAGTATACTTAGGGAAGCGTTTAGTATTTAACTTTAAAGAATAATCATTAAAGAATAATATCTAAGACTACTTAAGTACGCTTAAGGCTTTAAATTAATCTATACTATAAGTATATTATAGCATATTTACAGCTTAATGTCAAGTACTTTATTAGCTTATTTAGACCCGCGAGCCAACTTTTTAGTTCCATAACTAATAGTAATTAAATTGTCCCTTTATATGAATATTTGTCATACTTAAGTATACATAAGAATACATAAGGAAAACAAATACTTAGAGGATAAACTTCGGTTAATTCTTTTTATTGAATATTGGCTTTTTTAGTATACCTGCGGGTACACCTATGATTAACTCAGGTCAGCCCGCCCCCCCCGTCCC